AGTCATAGTCATAGCACGATCATTTCCAAACCAAGGATTGTCTTCTGCCCAAGATTGAGCTTTAGGATCTGGTTCAGCTTGTGGTGCGGGCTGTGGCTGTTGTTGAACTTCTTGATTAAACTGTTGTGGTGCTGCGACCTGTCCAGTTCTGGCAGATCTCTCTTGATTCAAAGCTTGTACACGTTGAGCTTCAACCGCAAGAGCAGCTAGTTTTTGTTGTGCGTTCGTTTGTGAGTCTACGTCGGCTTCTTCGTTTGCTTTTCTTAATACGTTCTTCGTTGCTTCGGTTTCGGCAGTAATTCTATTTGCTTCCGCAATTATATAGTTACCATCGAGATTCGTTTTTTGTTCTTGTAAACTTTGGTTCTCGGTGTATACGTTTTTAGCGTATGCAGTGGCAGCTTTTTCACGACGCTCTGCTTCACGAAGTTTTCCTGTAAGTTTGTCAATACGTTTCTTGACTCCCTTACTGTATTCTTCATGTTCATTATCGTCTCCAACTACTACTTCAGGGTCTATGACTTGTGTTAGTCCTTCTTCCAACAACGGCTTTTCAGGCTGTTGAGTTGTAATAGGTAAACTAGAGTCTTCATCTATTTCTATATCTACTTCAGGGCCTGTATCATCTAATGGTACAAGCTCTTCGCCAGATTTTTTATTAAGGTCGGGCATGGTTCTTCTCCATGATTATTAAAATTGATGCAAAATTGCTTCTGGGTCAGGTACTGTGGCGATAATTTCATCATCGTTCAGTAGCTTTATTTCTCCGCCCTGTATCTGTATGCGAGAACCTGAGTATCTTCCGATCAATACCCAATCTCCTGCTTTACACCAAGGGCCACTAGAAAATCTTTTTCCGTCGTACGCTTGTGGTCCGACTTTTAATACATAGCCTAAAACGGTTCCAGCTTGTTGCCTTTCCATTGTGTCACTTGTTAGAACAATACCGCCGTCGGTTTGTCCTTGGCCTCTGTACGGTAATATCATAATTCTCCACCCAGTAGGTGAAGGCAATTGTTCGAGTAGTTCTGAGTCTAATTTTTCAGGGTTAAGCGTTGTTGAATCTTCTTTTTTCTTTCCTGCATCGTAAGCTTTTTGAAGAGGGGCTTTTTGTTCCTCTTTCTTTTTCCATTCGTCTTCCATAGCTAAGTTACTTGGACTAGGTGTCATAAGATATCTCCTGGTTTTTTAATAAAGTTTTTATTTCTTCGCGAGCGTAATTAAGCGCAGTTATTTGTCCAGTAAGATTTCGATAATGCTCCCAGTCTTTTACTTCACCGTTAGTCATCATTTCTTGGATTTGCTGTTCTTTGGTAGCTATTGCGCGCATTACAGCAGTCGCGAATTGTATTATGTCGATGTAGTCGTCCTCGGTGATTGATAACCCGCATTGAACGTTTCCATTGCTGTGGGTTGGTCTTGTGGCTGCTCGAAATTCTGTAGCGGAGCTGGAACAGGAATACTTGTTATTCCGCCCATATCTGGGACGCCTGCGTTTCCGTATGGGTTAGATTGATATTGTCCGCTCATGTAAGGATTGTATCCCATAGCTGAGCCTCCTACCACATAATTTTGCGAGGCTGCATTAAATTGTTCTTGGCCAGCGGCTTGTGCAGCGGCTTGGTCCATTTCCAGTTCTGAAATAAAATCGTTTAGCCAAGTCATGTCATCGGTTTCGTCTGTTCCTGTTCCGTCGCCTGTTCCTGTTCCGTCGCCTGTTCCTGTTCCGTCGCCTGTTCCTGTATCAGTTCCGTCAGTAGTCTTAAGGTTCCACCCAGTTGCCATATCGAAAACAAAGTCTCCAGAATTTATAGCTGTTTCTGCATCTGGGTAGCCGTACTCAGACCACCAATTGGGAGGCGTAGTTCCTGTTCCTGTTCCTTGCCCTGCAAGAATATTGTCATAATATTCTTTGTTGCCTTCGTAGTCTTCTTTAGTTCCGCTAATCCAACCTGAAGGAGCTGTGTAGCCTCCTGACATGGTCCTGTAAATTTGCCCTGTTGAAGGATTGTAATAATTTTCTATAGCCATGGTATTCATAGATCCTTCTGGGGGAGGTATAAAACCTTCTCCGCTATAAAAGTTTTCACCACCAAATCCAAAAGGATTTTTGTCCGTGGTCGGTTGACCACCGCCCGTGGCTGCTGCAACCATTTCATCTATTTCTTGTTGTGTTGGCATCTCATCTGATGCGTACATCTGCTCTAATTGTCTTTCATCTAAGATAGCATTATTAGGGGTAGTTAAAGGTGCAGTCGTTACAGGTGCATTAGCTGCGGCGGAGGCGGCTACTCCTGGAGGAGTTGTTCCCATTGCGTCAACAGCTGCTTGTATTTGTTCTAAAGAGGGCATTCCTGTTCCCATTGCGGCAAGAGCTGCTTGTACTTCTTCTAGGGTTGGCGTACCTGTTGGAATAACAGCAGTGTCCATCATTACAGGAGTTGTTGCTGGTGCTACGTAAGGTTGCAAAGCTAAAGCAGGAGTCGTAGGTCTTGCGTCTTCTCTTTCACGCATTCTCTCGTTAAAGTCAAAGTTAGTAGACATTATCTGTTCCCTCTATCTTGTTGAGATTTTTCTCTCTCGACGCCAACTTTCATTGCGGCTATGTCTTCTTGTGATTTCAACTTTTCTTCTTCCGATTGATCTTTTTGTTTTAACTTGGCTGCGTCCAGTTTTAATTTCTTTTCAGCAATAAGTTTATCATCTTCGTTTTCTTTTGCACGTATTTGAAGCTCTTCTTGTTTAAGTTGTACAACACCATCTTCTGGTGGAGTCATTATCTCTTCAAGACGTGGCAAGATTTCGTTCATGATTTGCACTTCAATTTGTGCTTTCAACGAATCTTTTTCTGGATTTGGTTGAGGTTCTTGCGGTGCTCCGTTTGGTTGCATCGGTTGTTCTTGTTCAGGCATCTGTTGGTCTACCATGTTCTGTGCTTGTAATGATATGTGTTGAAAAATGTGTGACACCATAGCTGGTGCAACCATTGGGTTCATCATTGCTATTGGACTTGCCAAGAAAGATAAATGCGCTTCTATGTGTACAGCATGATTTTGTTCTGGGAATGCTGTCAGTGGCGCACCCATCAATGCCGCACCATTCTCTTGGGCGGGATCCACAGGAGCGGGAGGTGGTGGATCTGGAAGTAACAAAGCTTCAATGTTTTCAGAACCTAGTGCTTGGTACATTCTTCTGTACGCTTCTTTAATGTTGTGCAGTTCTGGATTGCTTTGCACCAATTGTAATTCTTGTTGAGCTAACGTAATACGTTGAGCCATAGAAAAGAAGTTGGGGTCACTAACAGGGATGACGTCTACGCGCTCATCAAAGTCAGTTTGTTTAATGGATTGATCTCCACCAACCACTTGGTACGGATACTCAGCGGGTAAGGATTGAGAAAATAATCTTGCTAGTATTTGGAATTCTAATTTCTGTGCGTAATGCAAACGTTTGTGAACAGCGGACATAACTCGTGTGCCTTGTTCCAATAACGCCATAGTAGTTCCAACGGGAGCTTCTGCATTGCCATCGCCAACGTTCATGTTGGTGATAGACGCAAAACGTTGTCCTGCTTCTACACAAAAACCAAGCAACTGCATTAAAGTAGCCGACGGTTCTTTATAAGGTAGAGGTATGATGGAATCTCTTAGTGCTCCACCCGGTGCATCCACGTCTCTAAACTCTCCGGGTTCTAGTGGAGTCTCGTCGTCCCTGATCCTTAGACCTCTGGCTTTGAAACCAGCGGGTAAGTTGCTCAGTGTTCCAGCATCTATTAATTGTCTCAGTGCGCCAGTGGCGGTTCTCGACAGACCACCGATCATGTGTATTAGTCCAAAGCCGTAGAACCCAAGACCTGGTAAAAATTTGTAGTGTACAAAATATTGAACTTTAGTTTTAAGGGGGTCTCCCTCTGTGTAGTTCCTTCTAATAGAAAGGACTTGGCTAGACGTTCTGTCTACTGTAATTATAAAAGGTAAGTGGTAGCCTTCGGGATCTTCAAAGCCAGGCACGTCCATAGAAACGTGGAACTCTAAAAGTTCGTACGTCATGTCGATGCTGCCTTGTTGGATTCCTTCTAGTTCGTCTACCTTGTCGGCTACGTCTGTGTTTGTTGGATCACCTGGTTTTAATTCTATGTCTCGGTAGAACCCAGCAAGCTGATGACTACGCACTTCGTTGTAAGACATCTTTACAACATGGGTGATACGTTCACAAGTTTCTAAATCACTGGCAGTGTATGGAACAACCAGATCTTCTGTTGGAACGAATGTGCTAACAGCGCGCTGCTTGCTGGGATCAAAATAAACTTTCTTAAATGCTGAGCCTGCAAGGGGTAAATAGAACAACAATTGGTCCATTTCAGGGGTATATTCCTGCATTACAGTGGTTATTTGGTAGTTCATGAAGTCTTCTACCCTTCTTGCTTGAGCCTCTGTTTCAGGTGTTTCCGCACCCATTACCCTAGTTTTGACCGGTCCTTTGCTAGGTAGTAGCTCTTTAAAGGCTTGTGCTTGGAATTGCGTAACGGATTCTGCTAATAAAGGATGTGTTACCCCAGATGCTCCAGGGAAAGGACGATCTCTGTCCTCATATTTAAAACCTAACAGGTCTAATCCTTTAACGTAAGTCTCTTCCCATTCTGCACGGCTAGCGTGATCGTCTTCAAAATCCCCAATCAAGTCATTGGCTATTCTTCCTAGATCTTGTTCGGATAGATATTCAGATAAGTTTGCATCAAACGGAGCTTCCATTTGCATGGGCTCATCGTCTGGAAAATAATTTACTTCGGCACTGCCATCTTCTTCAATCTCTACAGCAATTTCATTGTCCGTGGAAATTGGTTCTTCAATCTCAACCGTTTGGCCATCTTCGACTTCCAAATCAATAAGATCTGACAACCGTTCTATGTTGGTTGGTTTATTATTTTCTGCCATTTATTTTTTAGCTTTTACTTTCGCTTTTTTAGATAAATCTTTGAAATGAAATAACTTCACACTTGTTTTGGTGTGCGCTTTATTCGTATGTAAAGAACCATTAGGCATTTTGTGGGAGCTGCCTGTGTGCTCAGTACCATCTTTCTTGTAATGCTTAACGCCTTTCATTCGGTTTAATATACGCCAGTAAACTTAGTTCCTCTAAGGGCTGCTCCAGCTCCACGACTTTTGCCTTTGCCAGCGCCGGGTGTTGGTCCTTTAGAAGTTTTTTCAGTTTTTTGTTTTGCGTAAGGTACGAATCCTTGGTCTTTTATCTCTTCACCTTTCTTAGACATCTTGTGCTCCTAATAATATTCTTTTATTCTGCGCGGATAACTATCCTGCAAATCATCATCAGATTCTAAACCAATAAATCCGCCCTGTCGATAACGCATTAACGCTTGTGTTGTTGAGTCTACCAAATCATCATGATCTCCGAAAGGAAATGCGGCACATTCTTCAACCAACTCGTCTGCCCATCTTGTATCTGGAACGTACACCATTCCAGATTCCAACATAGGAGCGACTGCATTTACTCGTGCAATCTTGTCTTGTCCTTTGCCAGGAGAATAATTTACCACAGGGATTCCTGTGAGGCGTAGTTCGTCCGTTAACGGCAGACCACTTGCCTTTGCTTCTACAATAACCGTGTCTGGATCCCAATACTTGTACTGTGCAAACGCTTCACGTTTTAATTCTGGGAAGTCCCATCGTCCTTTCTTAACGTCTAGGAGTAAGAGGGCGGGTCTTTTTGAACCTTCGTCTGGATAAAATACGCACCACGTCGTAATCGCTGAGAAGTCTGAAGTTTCCTTCTTTGTGTATGCCGTGTCATAAGATTGTATGACGTACTGCATCTGTGGTATTTCGTCCTTGTCCCATTTTTTCCACCATTCTCTCTTTAGTATAGCACCTTCTTCAGAGGTTGGGTTTTGCATCCACTGAGCTTCCCATTTGCTGACAGGGATAGAAGCTTTGACCCCTTCTAATTCTTCTAACTTCCAATACTCAGGCCATAAAGGCGTGTGTGTTTCAGGAAATATAGCTGGGAATTCTACGACTTCCCATTGGTCTGCGTGTTCTTCTACCTGTCTGCTGAGTAATCTGCCTGTTAAGTCCTTGGTACT